GTGTCTTTAGTGTTTGCCCAAGCGTAAATCATTGGCAGGACTGCTGCTATTCCGGCTTTTAGCGCGCCTTCGACGTTGTAGTTGCTTGTGATAAGCACGGCGACGCTTCCAGCGACGAAAGCTTTCAACCAATCTTCGAGCATCGGTGCCCACTTCATTCAGGCTCCTGTGGTGAGACAAAGTTTGTGCCATCCCAAATGTCGCCAATGCCTGCGTACTTGCCGCGGAAATTGGCATGGTACGAAGTTTGTTTCCAAGTGCCACCGATAAGTCCCGACAAGAAGCCAACGCCAAGTGCTTCCACTTCGTTGCCGCTTTGATCAGTGATGAACTCGTTAGCAAGTACGACTACCTGTGTCACTTTATTGTTGTCGTCAAGTTGCGCAAAATGAGCCATGTCTACACAATCCTTAGTACGCCAGTAGATGTGAAAGTCCAAACAGTGTATGAACCGCTAGTTGCGCTCGTTCCATTAGTTCCAGTTATGGTCAGTCCAGATGCGGCTGCGGTAAGATAACGAATGATCACTACTCCGCTGCCTCCATTTCCGCCACGCTGACCGTCATCACCTGCACCACCGCCACCACCAGTGTTGGCAGTTCCATTGACGCCTGCACCGCCAGTGCCACCGCCGTTACCACCACCACCTGTTCCACCCAAACCGAAACCACCACTACCACGAGTACCACCACCACCGCCGCCACGAGTAACAGAAGTTCCTGTAATGTCGTTTGCCGTTCCGTTACCACCGTTTGATGCAGATGTGTCAGTTCCATCGCCACCTTTGCCACCAGTAGCAGTTGTGCCAATACCACCTGCGCCACCTGTCGTGCTTGTGCCAACACTTCCTGCTGGTGCTTGTATGTCAAAGAAACGACTTTCGGTTCCAGATGTTCCTGTTCCAGTTGTTCCCGAACCGCCAGCACCAACAATTACGCCCAACGTTCCTTTGGTTGTAATTCTTTGAGTAGTGCGTGTCTGACCACCACCACCGCCACCACCGTTGTAAGAACCGTCGTTTCCGTATCCTGCACCACCACCGCCAACTGCAAGCGCTTCAACTTCTATAACTGTGCTTGCACCTGCGGGAAAAAAGATTGCTGTTGACGCCGACGTGAAATAAAGCGAGCCGCCTCCCCATTGCGTCAAAGCGAGTGAACCAGAAGTATTGACCGTCGCAGTACCAGCAGTGATTGTGCATGTGCCTGCACCAATGTTGTGAATCCACACGCTGTCACCAGCACCAAACAAACTGGTATTGACAGTGATCGTCGTTGCGCCTGCCGCGTTCATCACGACGCGCTTACCGCCATCCGAAGCCAACAGCACGTAGCTGGCGGTCTGGTTATTGACCGGGACGTTGAAGGTCGAATTGAGTTGGCTGGCTGTCAGCACAGCACCCGAAACAAATGGGTATGGAGTCGTTGCCATGGTTACCTCATCCTAATACGTTCAAAGAGTCAAGTAGTCCGTACACGGCATCATCCAAAACGAGCTGATAGACGATTGTGGTTGGGCTGGTGTAAAACGTGATGGTATGCCCACGATTGAAGTCAATCACGCCTTGAATGCCCTCAACTGCTAGCTCCTCGCCAAGCTGCGTGCCAAGACCGGGGATGGTCTTTTCAATGCTGATTGTGTCACCGATGTCCACTGTGCTGATTGCGTCACGCTGCACGTTGGTCAGTGATCCGAACCATGTGGTGATGCTGGTGTAGCGCGGCTCTGGGTCAGGCTCGAGCAGATAGGCAGCGAGCGCGTCAATTTCGCCCTGGGTGTGCAGCAGGCTGTTGGTGATTGATACCGATTGCGTGAAATAGGTGGCGATGCTGCCAGCGTCAGAGTCTGTTGCATCCTTGTTATCGAGCGCTCGGACGTAGGCACGATTGACCACGTTGTCGGCATCAAACTCCACCGACAAATCTTGATAGTTCAGCCCGGTGCCATCATCGTTGAAGCTCACTATCGGGGCGCTGAGCGTCGTGCCGATTCGTGGCTGGAACGTCAATACGCCAGCCCGGTCAATAAACAGCCTGCCTTGCTCGGCTTGATTGATTTGGTTCAAGTAGGCCAGTGTGTTGGTGCCTGCCGTGACCGTATAGGCGCTGTCGTGCCCTAGGTTGACCGTTCCCGTGTCAATGGCTGTCGTACCCCCATAGGACACTTCTGGAAGCGCCAAAACGCTTGTAATGCGCTCTCCTGACGTTTCAGGGCTGACGTTATAAGTGTCCAGTTGGGTTTGAGCCAAAAGGTAGAAATCGTCAGCGCACAGCACTGTGACCGTGTTGGGGCCAGCCATGGCAAAGCCGTACTCGTAGGAAGTGACATAGCCGACGAACAGATACTCGCTGTCACGCGATAGGCGTACTTTGCGTAGTGGTGCGAGTCCGGGCTGATTGTTGTCTGGGTCGTAATAGGGGCTGCTGGTGTCATACGGCCCGAGGATGCCTGTCTCGTCACGCATCACAAACTGCAACGTGCCAGCACCGAACTGGTAATCCGTTTTGCGGCGCCCTCGCGTGTAACTAACACCAGTCGTGAACTCGGTAATGTCGGCATACGTGGTCGTACCATCAAGCACGTCTAAGCCGTTGAGTTCTGATGAGTCCAAACGGAATGCATCAACTTGGAAGCCTGTGTCAAGCTCGAGCAGGTAGGTGCCTGATTGAACTACTGATGCAGCCACATCACACCGCGATCTGCAGCTCTAACGGCCCGGACACGCGCGTGTAATCGGTAAGCGCATCCACAATGGTTTGACCGAGGCTGGCTTCTGCGACAGCTGCATTGACCGTGATGTTGTACACGTTTTGCTTCGGCGCGTATGCCGCATCCAACATGGCTGGTACTTCGTAGAAGCGGCTCTTGGGGTCATACACAGATGGGTTAAATGGCTGCACCATCATCTCACCGCCGCCACCACCACCGCGACTGCCGCCGCCACCGCCGCCCGATGGGGCAGGCAACGTCACCGGGGCAATGGCTGGGATGCTTGGTACTTGAATCATGCGCTCGACTCGATCAGGGCCAGCCGCTGTACCAGCAGCACCGCTAGCAGTGCCGCCACTACTGATGTTGAAGCGTGGCAGGTTGATGTCACCTAGTTCCCCGATGTTGACACCCGGCAGCAGGTTTAGTCCTTTGATGACAAGGTTTATCATGCTGACGTAGGTGTTGGCAATGCTTTCAAAAATGCCGATAATGAAGTTGCCCATCGTGGCAAATGCGTTTTTGACGCTGCCAGTTTTAGCGACCAGCACACCAAAGCCAGCGACCAACAGCGCTACAGCCGTTACGACCAGGCCGATTGGGTTAGCAGCCATCGCAAGGTTCAACGCCAACTGCGTCACGGTGATGACCTTCATTACTGCGTTCAATGCCAGAATCGCCCCGGCAAGGGAGCCGACTACAGCCATGACCGCTAGCACTTTGTCAGTGTTGTTCTGTACGTATTGCGCAAAGCGTTGCAATACCGGGAGCAGGCGCTCGAGGATGGGCAGGAATGCTGCACCGATTGATTCCTTGGTTTCCGCAATGGTGAGCGACAAGCGTTTCATTTGACCTTCAGCGCTGTTGGCAGCCACAGCCGCTGATCCGCCGACCGTACCAGCGACAGCCGCAAACACCTCATCCAGTGACGCGCCTTCTTTGATAAGGCTGCGTACCGAGGGCAGCAACGTGCCCAGCGCCTTGGTGTTGCCACCGTACGCCTTAGCAATCGCATCCGTAGCCGTGCCCAAATCAACGCCAGTGGCTGCAGCAACGTCGAGGGCCAGCGTCAGGCCATCCTGTGCCGAACTCATCTCCCCGGTCACCTGGACAAGCGAGGCGAGGGCTGGACGTAACTCATCGTCAGCCACCGCCGCCGACATCATCGTGGATTCAATAAACGCTTCAGCGACCTTGATGTTGGCTTCCCCAGCCAGCGTGTTATTTGTAATGGCCTGGGCGAGCAGCGCTTGTGCTTTTGCGTCCTCAATAGCGGCTTTGGTTGCGTCACCGATGACGACAGCCAGCCCACCGATAGCCGCAGCTGCCGGGATGGCAGCGTTCTTGAGGGCAAACTGGGCTTTCGCGCCAGCGCCTTCAAGACTCTTGAACTCATTGATGGCGCTCTTGATTCCCTTGCTATCAAACTCGGAAATAATGGGAATGTTTACAGCCATTGCTACATCCTACGAACTTTGTGGAGCCATGACGAGATTGCGATTGACCTCACGCATAACACGCTCACACAACGCAATCATCTCCTGCTCAACCTGCGATTGGTTCTTTTCGTACGAAGGCCACAACACTCGAGAAGCGCGCCCATACCGGGCATTTAGCCGATCTACAAACGTGCCACTTGATTTACGTCCAGCAATGTCAAAAATGGTGTTTGCCGTACCAGTCCACACAATGCGAAACGTGCCGACATTGACTTTGGTGCCACGAAATTCTTTGACTTTTTTAGTATTGATTTTGGCTGCCAACATCTTTTGTGCAGCAGCCGTTGACCAACCATCTTTAGGAATAATCTCAAAGCCAGATTTGGTTTTCCAGCCACGATTCATACCACTCAACGGTGCTTGGCTAGGCATAGCCGCTTTGGCATCAGCCACGACACTCGACACAATCTGCTTGTAATCCTTGG